CGCAGCCCTGACGGTCTTGTGCGAGGGGCTGGCGACTGGCCTTGGCATCTTTGCCTCGGTGCCTACCGCTCGCGTTGTCGTGGCGTTCAATGCCGGCAATCTCGTTCGAGTGGCTGATGCATTGCCGCGCCGCGGCATGGCTGTGGTGGCCGCTGACAACGATCTGGCGACCGAGACCAAGACAGGGATCAACCCTGGAGTCAAAGCGGCACAGGAGGCCGCGGCTGTCCTTGGGTGCGGCATTGCTGTACCTACCGGGATAGCCGGGACCGACTGGCTGGACTATCGCAATGAGAGGTTTCAGGAACGCAAGCAGGTAGTACGGCGCGGCCGACTTTCTGAGTCGAGCATGCGGAAAGCTGTCGACGCCGAGATCAGCGCAGCCATGCTGCGCGGCGCTGAACTACTGCGGGATGGCAACGATGATTAGCCGTCTGTCTCGCGCACTCTGGATCGCTGCCTATCGCATGGAGGAAGCACGTCAAAGGCATGTTGCTGCTGGCCGTCGCTGGCGCGTGGCTGGATGCAGCGCCATCCTCTACCTGTTTCGCCTGATCGGGGGGCGGAAATGACCACGCAGAACAGAGAACCGCCCGCCTTCCAGGAATATGCAGCCGCGATGCTTGCGCGACGCGAGTTCCGATCGATGACGCTGGCCGAACGCGGGCTATTTCACACTATCCGACTTGAATGCTGGGTCAACCTAACCGTTCCGTCAGATCCCGCGTTGCTGGCCCAGTTTCTTGGGCAGCCGGAAGGGGATGTGCGCGCCGCACTTCCGGCTGTCATGCCCTTCTTTTCGGTTGCTGGCGATGATCTCTTTTGCCCAGAACTGGATGACTACCGGGCATATCGAGCGCGCATTAGGCGGGAACAAGTCAAAAGCGCGGAAGCCACCAACAGGAAGCTCAAAAAACGTGGAAAAGCCCTTGAATAGGCCCATTCAACGGTCAACCGTACGGTTAATCGAGCGGTCTATCAATCGGTCGACCGCACGGTTTTCAGATCAGACCAGTACAGACCAGACCAGTAAAAAGGTTTTAAGCCATGTTGCGGAGATAGAACCTACCTACAAGGTAAGGCTGGGCTGCGCAGAGAGTGGCGCCATCACCGAATCGAAATCACCGCAAGGAGAAATAGCACGATGACTGAATCCACTATTGTCGGAAGCACAAATGCATCAACCAGCTTCACATTTCAAACACGAACAAAACGTTGGCACCCCGAAAACGAAACCGAAAGGAAACACCATGAATGAGAAGACGCCACTCAAGCAAATCGCGGCTGAGACAATTCAAGAACCATTGAACACTGATACACCCAAAGATCAGCTTACGGTTGAACAGTGGCTCCAAATCCGCAAGGAAAAGGGGCAAAAGATTGATCCCGAGACTGCCGAAGTGGACTGGTCATATGGGCAAATAGGAGACCCTTATTGTGTGGTCGGAGATCTCACGGAGGAAGAGTACCAAGTTGGGAGGGTGTACTTCGCGCGTTCTCCAGGTAGCGACATCTGGGTTTGTTTTTACGATCTGCCCAAGGAGACTGTCGGCAGGCTGTGGGAAATGCATGGGACATAGCTGGCTCTTCCCGCAAAGCTTTTCGATGTGCTTTGACGCTACGGATGATTGAGCGTCAAGCTCGATGGTCTGACACCCAAAGGAACGGATATGGAAATCAAGGAGCTCACTCCAAAACAGGAAGCCTTTTGCCAAGCAATTGTCTTGGGAATGACCCAGGCCGACGCTTACCGGAGGGCTTACAGTGCGGCGAACATGAAGCCCCAGGTGGTGCAGAACAAAGCGTCCATGTTGATGGCAAAGGGTGAGATCAGGGTGAGGGTTGAACAACTGCGCAAGCCGATCGTCGAGAAGCTGCAATACGACGTCGAGCAGGCGATGGCGGAGGCTGGGGATGCTCTGCAGATGGCCGCAAAAAATGAAAATCCCGCAGCCATGGTCGCAGCAACCACGCTCAGAGCGAGGCTGAATGGCTTGCTGGTCGATAAGAAGGAGATTCGTACTGCGGCGATCGAGGAGATGCCCGATGAGGCGCTGGATAACTTCATCCGGCGGAAAGCGACCGAAGCTGGAGTGAAATTGCAATGAGCTCACTAACAGAGCTTCCGCCAAAAATTGCTCTGGCGATGGCGTTGGAAGAAAAGGCACGGCGCAAGTCCAATCGGAAGCTCTTCAGCTTCTTTCCCGACACCGGTCCGCTTCGTCGCGAGTTGTACAAGAAGCATCTGCTGTTCTTCAAATTGGGCGCCACCAGAAGCACACGCTGTTTCATGGCCGGCAACCGAACGGGCAAGACCGAGGGTGGTGGCGGGTACGAAGTAACGCTTCACTTGACTGGCCGCTACCCATCGTGGTGGGAAGGCGCGTGGTTCGATGCGCCGGTCAACTGCTGGGTGGCCGGCGACACCGGCAAGACCGTGCGAGAGATCCTGCAAGAGAAGCTGCTTGGGCCGTGGGGGAAATTCGGCACCGGACTGATACCTGGCGAGGATGTTGTGCGCTGGACATCGAAGGCCGGCGTTGCGGAAGCGGTCGACACGCTTTGGGTTCGGCACCATGACCAGGCGGGCGTGTACGACGGTGACAGCAAGCTGATCTTCAAAAGCTACGACCAAGGGCGTGAAGCGTTTCAAGGAACAGAGCAGGACGTTGTTTGGTTGGACGAAGAGGCCGACGAGTCCATCCGCGGTGAATGCATGCTGCGGCTGATGACGACGAACGGGCTGCTGATCGAGACATTCACACCACTTCGCGGCATCACGAAAATCGTGCTTCAGTATCTGCCGAACGGTGAAGCTGTTGATGATGTCTCTGTCACGGACGACAAGGCACTCGTCATGGCTGGCTGGGATGATGTTCCGCACCTGGGCGAAGCCGAGAAGAAGCGGATGCTTGCCGAGACTCCACCGCATCTTCGAGACGCACGGTCGAGGGGAATTCCATCCTTGGGTGCTGGCGCCATCTATCCCGTGCCCGAGAGCGAGATCAAGGTGCCAGACTTTCCGATACCGGCGCATTGGAAGCGGCTGTATGCGCTGGATGTCGGCTGGAATCGAACGGCAGCACTGTGGGGTGCCTGGGACATGGACGCCGATTGCATCTATCTGGTTGCCGAGCATTATCGCGGCCAGGCGGAGCCGTCCATTCACGCCAATGCCATTCAGGCCAAAGGCAGGACGCTGCGCGGTGTAATCGATCCGGCATCACGCGGACGCGGGCAGAGAGATGGAGAGCAACTGCTGCAGAACTACAAGGATCTGGGATTGCATCTATCGCTGGCGATCAATGGCGTCGAGTCTGGCATCTATGACGTGTGGCAACGCCTGTCATCCGGTCGGCTGAAAGTGTTTGCATCGCTGAACAATTGGTTTTCTGAATATCGCCTGTACCGCCGCGACGAGAAGGGTCGAATCGTGAAGGAACACGATCACCTGATGGACTGTACGCGGTACTTGATCGCGGCCCCGGCCAGTGAATGGCGCAGCAAGGAAGCACCAAGGCCGGTACGAGTGGTCGAGTGGGGCGTTTTAGACGCCGACGTCGGCCTTTAGCGTCCTGCGTATGCTCGTACGAGTCATTTGCGAAGTAATTGAAGCAGCCATGAACATTCAGTCGAACTCCATAGCAAGGCACACAGTATCCGGATCCTCGTCGATGCCGAAGCTCCACGAAAGGTGCTTTCAGATTCGTCAGGAAATTTTGTCCTTGAGTGGATTGGATGATGTCACCTTAGACGAGGTATCGACTGAGCTCGGCGTCGACTACGATATGTGGTGTGCAGACTATCGTGGCCGCGATCTCGCAGATTCCTTCATGGGATTTGGCGAAATGCTGCGCGACTGGCCCAGTCCGTGGCCATACAGCAAGGGAAGTTGCCTTAATGGACTCACCCTTTCCCAGTTCTTCTTTGCATGGGCTTACGGCAGCATCAAAGACGCCTTCTGGCTGCTTCGCGAGCAGGCGGGTGATGCCGGCGCCAACGATTTCGCATCAGTCGACGATGCTGCCTGTTCGATAATTTCCGCGACCAAGGCGCTGACACGGGCAAAGCATTTATTGGCCTCACCTGAAGACTGCTTGGCACAACAGGCCAATAGCACCCAGAGCCCTTTGATGTAGACATTATGTTAGCCGGTGCCTGTCGAGCTGCCTGAGGTACAGACTGTCCGGGCAACGTCGTCGGTGATCTCCGTCGTGCCGCGGTCGCGGGTTTGGATAGCGATGGTCTGCTGGTACGCTAACAGCTTGGTCGTGGCTGGACGACGCCGACATGCTTGTATAAGGTCGTCCGCGACACGCGATATTTCTTCGCCACATCGGAGACCTGCGCCTCAGGATCACGCAGGAGGGCTTTGATCTCGCGTATCTGCTTGGTGTTCAAACTCGGCTTGCGGCCACCCTTGCGGCCACGAGCACGTGCGGCGGCGAGGCCTGCTTTGGTCCGCTCCCGAATAAGATTGCGCTCGAACTCGGCCAGTGCGGCGAAGAGATGGAATACCAGCTTGCCGGTTGCGCTGGAGGTCTCGATCTTCTCGGTCAGACTCTCAAACGCAACACCCTGCCGCTCAAGGTCAGCGATGATCTTCACCAGATCGGGGAGACTGCGTCCCAGCCGATCGAGGCGCCACACCACCAGCGTGTCACCGGCGCGCAGCGCCTTCAGGCAGCTCTCTAACTGCGGGCGGTCCGCTGACTTGCCGCTTGCGGTTTCCTCGTAGATGGTCTTGCAGGCTTTCTTTGTGAGAGCGTCGCGCTGCAGGTCGAGATTCTGGTCGTCAGTCGAAACACGGGCGTAGCCGATGCGTTGTTTCATGTACTCATCCGTAACATAGAATAGCAGACGAGTATATTAACACATTGAACCCAATCGGGGTATCAAATTCGGCGCATTCCTGGGTTGTCCAACAAACCTCCGTTTAATGAACGCGAAGCGATCAGCGTGTGTTGAACTTCTCCGCCAACAGCCTGAGTTTCTCCTGTTGCTGCTTGGCCAGCAGTTCTGCCTTGTGTTGCTCGGCCTTCCTTCTGAATCGGTCGCGAAGAGTGTCCAACGCTTGCTGCCGCTGCTCGGCAGTAACCTCGCCGGCCGGTGTGCCGTCAAGGTCAAACCTGATGTAGGCTTGCGACATGACCTTCAAGTAGCGCGTCGAGGCCGTATGCATCCTCAGGGCCACCTTGAGTTCCTGAGTGCTCATGTCGGGTAGGCGAGCCTTGATCGCTTTGTGAATGCCGATAGCGAGGGGCTGGCAGTCGCGGAACGCCTTGAAGGTGGCGGTCAAGGTGACAAGGACTGGGTTTTGCTGCCGACGTGGCGGCGAGGGCGTGGTTTCTGTCACGTGTAGCGTCTGCGTGCAGTAAGTCGAGGCGCTTATCGTACCCGAGTGCGGGTGGTAACAATCAGACTCCTATCAACTCAATAAGGAGTCAGTCATGGAAACCGAAACCAATTCCGCCAAACATGGCGAGCCATGGAACAAGGGCAAGCTGATCGGCCAAAAGCCACCCCTGAAGCTCAAGGAGATCTGGGCACTCCGCGTCCGTCTGCAATTGTCAAAGAAGGTTCGCGAACTGGCCATGTTCAATCTCGCCCTCGACAGCAAGTTGCGCGGCTGCGATCTGGTGCGGCTGCGTGTTCGCGATGTCACGCACGGCAGTCAAGTGGCGCCGCGCGCGATCATCATGCAGCAGAAGACTCAGAGGCCGGTTCAATTCGAGCTGACCGAGCCGACACGGACGGCGCTGGCCGCCTGGATCGGCAAAGCAAAGCTGTCGCACGAGCAATTCCTCTTCCCCAGCCGGCTGCGATCCTCGCCCCATGTCTCTACACGGCAGTACGCGCGGGTGGTGTCCAAATGGGTCGCGTCGATCGGTCTTGATCCCGCAGAATATGGGACGCACTCATTACGGCGTACCAAGGCCACCTTGATCTACCGTCGTACGAAGAACCTGCGGGCAGTTCAACTCCTCCTAGGGCATACCAAATTGGAGTCGACTGTCCGGTACCTTGGCATTGAGGTGGATGATGCCTTGGAAATATCTGAGCAGACCGAGATATAAAAGCTACATTACGAAGGCGACTGCGTTACCGCGGTCGCCCGGCACTCGAGGGCGGTTGCGGATCTCATATAGCTCAAGTCATGTATGGGCTGCATGGCCAAAAGATTCGGTACCGGATAGCTGACGTTGGCGAACTCACACAACCGGCCATCAACAGACATAGCGGCCGTGGCAGGTATCATCGTTTCATCAGATCGGCAAGTAAGCAATATCTTGCGATACGTGCGCAGCACTCATTGGCAAAGCCGCGCATCAAGGAGCATGAATGAGTTCGTTATTTTGCGCTGCGACGGCAGTGTTGTCTATTGCATTGGTTGGCACAGCCACAAGCCATGCTGCTGACGATTTCGCAGCCTGCACACAATTCTTTGCAAACGGAAGGCCGCCAGTAGTTGCGCCACGACCTACGAATCGCGCGCTGTGTTATGACGCATTTGCCATACTGCATTCTGGCGAGAGCAAAACCCCCGTGTTCGTCGCAGAGAAGTTGAGTCACGCTTCGATGGTTGACGCTCACGAAAAGCGTACCAACAAGTTTTTTGCTGACTCGCGCCTGCGCGCTTCAGAGAGGGCGACGTTGGATGATTACAAAGGAAGCGGATTTGATAGAGGTCATATGGCCCCTGCTGGAGACATGCCCTCTGCTAGGGCGATGGCTCAGAGTTTTTCACTGGCAAATATGGTTCCTCAGGCACCGGAGCACAATCGTGGTGCATGGGCAAAGTCGGTCGAGATGGCTACACGAAAGTATGTGGCAAGGTCTGCGGGAGATGTGTATGTCCTAACTGGTCCCGTATTTGTGCCCAGCGTATCCCAAAGCCCAAGCATAGGTCCCGATCAGGTTAGAGTTCCTAAGTACCTATTTAAGCTTGTATACGACCAGTCAAAGAACAAGGCATGGGCGCACTGGCATGAAAATAGCAACGCGACCCGAGCCTCAAAACCGATCAGTTATGGCGAGTTGGTGAAACGCACGGGTATTGAATTCTTACCTGGCGTGAAGCCAGAACAGTGACCCACATCATCATTACTCGGCTGGGTCACGCGGGGGATCGAACAGCTTGGTTTGGTTCCCTCGACGCAGGCTTATCTCCCGTGGATTCAACTCATGGGTGCAACAGTTTGGTTTCACCAGCTTAAGCGGCTTTTTTGCAAAGTTCAGCGGAAGGACCAGTTGAGCCACACTGACCGCAAATGGGGGCAATTGCCTCTTTCAACACGGCACCTACTTTCCCGGAACAGGATCTTTGCTGCCTGCTTTGCCTGTATATGGGTTTGTATTCCCTTTGGTTGACCAATTGTCGCTCTTTGACTTATTCGGATTTGTAGCGTGCGATGGCGCAACGTAAGTTCCATTCTTCTTCACGTATCCCTTGACGCTGTGGCTTGCACTTAAAGAACTGTGAGTGCCACCCGAATGACTTCCGCCGGAATGTCCACCCCCCCCCTTTTGCAAAGGC